CACCAACTGCTTTTGAACGTAAAGTCGTTGTCTATTATGGACCTACAGGAACTGGTAAATCCAGACGAGCTTGGGATGAAGCAAGCTGGACGGCTTACCCTAAAGATCCTCGGTCCAAGTTCTGGGATGGTTACAGAGATCAGGCAAACGTTGTTATCGATGAATTTCGAGGAGGTATCGATATCTCCCATTTACTGCGATGGTTCGATCGGTACCCAGTCATTGTGGACATCAAGGGTTCTGCCGTCTGTTTGGTAGCTCAAAAGATTTGGATTACTTCAAATCTTCACCCTAAAGACTGGTATCCTGACCTTGATTATGTCACTTATCTTGCTTTGGAACGAAGACTAGAAATAGTCCATATTGAATAAAAAAACTTTCCTAAATGGGTTGGCAACGTTATGCAGGAGCTGTTAGCGGCTCCGTTTTAGGATTTGTAGCTGGAGATATCCCCGGTGCGATAGCAGGTGGTTCTTTTGGGTATAAAAGGGGGAAGGCATCTGAAAAATCTTTACCCAAAAATATGTCCAGTTATCCAACCCCAAGTTCCAGCCGACTCGGAAAGCGTAAACGAACACTTAGTGTTTCAGGTCTTGGAAATACCAAACGAGCAAGGAAGACGTTGTTTGTTGGGAAGTCACAACGTAAGTCTTATCTCAAAGCTATTGGTCGCTTTCGTAATCGTAAGCGGCCTACTCGTCGTCGTCCGGTACGTAAACGTGCCCCCAGGCAGTTGATTCAAAGTTCTGCCGGCTATGCCGGTAGAACTGGCAAGTCTCAGAAGAACAAGATGAACAAGGAGTCTTATTGTTTGTCACAGGGTGCGTTGATTACTTTGGAACAGTTCGGGGTTGTTAATGATCCCGACTGTGCTTACATTATCCATAGTAGTGGTAATGTCACCAATATTACGTATGCGATTCAATTTGCTTTGATGCGCAAGATTATGGGCAAGGCAGGATTTAAAATTTCGAATCAAAATACTGAAGTGGCTGTTTCACTTCCAGTTGCTGGACTTGCTGCACCTGAAAACTCGATTGGTCTTCGATTTGTTTATACGTGTAAAGATCAAGTTCAGAACACTTATAGAAATTATGTTTATGATACATTGGACAATCAATCGTTTTCAGATATGGTGAAAGGATTTTTTGAGATGTATGATCGAATTTTTAATTTCATTTTGAATGTTGAAATATTGGAACCTTACAAAGTTGCAGTTTACAAACGCGATCAAACGTCTTTGACTTTAGATTGGATTTTGGGAGCTGAAATGTATTTGGAAGATACCAAAATCGAGATTATGACTATGTCTACCTTGAAGGTTCAAAATCGTACCCTTGGAGCATTGGCTACTGCAAATGCTGAGATTGACAGAGTTGATGCTCAACCATTGAAAGGTTATGTTTACGATTTTAAGAATGCCGATCCACGCGTTAAACACAGTGCAACGAATGCAGTTTCTTCAACGAATAGCAATGTGATTTTCAACGATATTGGATTGGATGGTCTCAGATTGATTCGATCAGCTGAATTTACTGGTAATGTTATAACTATTGGAAGTGAAAGCATTAGTTATGGTGGTTCAACTGAACCTTTGCAACCTAAGTATTTTGCTAACTGCACCCATAGTCATTCCGTTTTGTTTCAACCTGGTGAAATCAAAAGTACGGCGTTTCAATGGGAAATTAAAGGTAAGATCACGAATGTGATTAAGAAATTAAGAATTTCCCATTACAATGGAACCGATGTTGCATATTCTGGTATGATTGGCAAATCCCAAATGATAGGACTTGAAGAGTTGATGAGAACTATTAGTACCAACAAAGTTACTCTTGGATACGAACGAGAGATGAAAATCGGAGTTGTTGTTAAAGAATCCAAAACCAATCCAGTTCTTGAAACCATTGTTGTTTCTGTAGAAAAGAATAATCAAATTTTGCCTTAATAAATTTTTATTCGTGAGATAGAGGTTTGGTATCGGCCAATACACATTTGATGAGAAAATCCAATCTTGAAGTTGGTTTGAATACTGGAGTATCATCCATGAACTTGACTTTGACTGGGCATGGAGTTTGAGATACTTTGAACATTTGATAAAGTCCATGGGGGAGTCCCTCTATTTAAGGGAATCTCTTTGAAAGCGAATTTCCTTTTTGGGAAACTCGGGTCACCATGTGACAAGGGATCTCGGAGATTAAAAAGTTTAGCCGAGATGAAATTAAAGCACACCGTCACGTCAATGCGCGATGCTTGGACCACGATAGCCGCCCCGAAGGGACGCGGCGCGACCGAAGGGAGTTGTGGTCTAAGCAGGAAAGCCGCATTGACCGTGGAGTTCTCACACCGATAACTGCTTTCTTTGTAATGGCCCCGCAGGGACGTCTCGAAAACGAGACTAGCGTCAGTAAGCACCAAATGCGCTTCCGAAGGTCAGTGCATAGTATTACTTACTGACGCCAAATTACACTCGTGATCGCCGGGGGTCTTTAGACCCCCCATCTAAGCCACGAGGGTATAAATAGACATTCAATTATAGATCTATAATGCAATGTCCACATCAGGCAGATACTGGATGCTCACAATCCCAATGGCCGACTGGCATCCAGAATCCCTTCCAGACTCCGTGTCATATATGCGCGGTCAAGGCGAAGAAGGTGAAGGAGGATACCGACACTGGCAAGTGTTGGTTGTGTTTAATGAAACTGTCCGACTGCGAATGTGCAAATCCGTATTTGTCCCCACCGCGCACTGTGAACTCTCCCGTTCAGTTGCCGCCGACGCCTATGTCTGGAAGGATGACACCGCCATCGATGGTACGAGATTCGAACTGGGCGAGAAACCCCACCGCCGAAACAGCAAGACTGATTGGCAACTTGTTTGGGACCGAGCCGTTGAAGGCGACATCTTGGCAATCGAACCCTCCGTTCGTATTCAACATTATCGGACCCTCCGGACAATTCGTGCTGATTACGCTGCACCAACTGCTTTTGAACGTAAAGTCGTTGTCTATTATGGACCTACAGGAACTGGTAAATCCAGACGAGCTTGGGATGAAGCAAGCTGGACGGCTTACCCTAAAGATCCTCGGTCCAAGTT